TCACTTCGAGCTGCCCTTCTCCAGGGCATCGACCCGGTCCTCTAGGTCGTTGATCCTCAGGCCGTGCTCCCGGACCTTGTTGGCCTCGGTGGCTAGGCTCTCGATGATCTCCCTGTTCGCCGTGGTGTTCTCCTCGCGGACGATCTTCCGGATGATCTCGCCGCCACCGTTCGAGAGGGTGGACTTGATGATCTGCGGCATCCGCTCGTCCACGGCGTGGTTCACGAAGCCCTTGGCGGCGCGGATCGCCTCGGTGACCCGCTTCACGATCCAGTAGATGCCCAGCCCGGCTCCGACGAGCAGGGTGAGGTGTTCCTTGATGTCTGCGATGTACTCCATGTCATGTGTCGCTCCGTTGCTTAGACGATGCTGCCCGACAGGCCCATGAACAGGGACTCTGCCCGCCGACGTTCCTGGTCGAGCTGGTAGGCCCGGGCGGCCGTGACGGACACCGCCGCCTGCGCCTCTTCTTGCGTGGCCGAGACAGGGATGAATACCCAGTCCCGGACGATCACCTCGGAGGTCACGTCGTCGACGACATCGACCTGTAACTGGATCTGTTCACCCTGGCGGGCCATCCAGCTGACCCGGTAAGTCGTTCCCATCTTCGTCTCTCCTTAGAGCTTCGTCGCGTTGTGGCTGAGCAGGCCATCGGTCAGGTAGGTATGCGCATCACGGACGGTGATGCGGCACGTCTCGCCCCGGCCATCCGGTTCCACGCTGGCGACCACACCGCCTGGTTGACCGAGGATCTCGTCCCCAGGCCTCATGTCCTGGACCAGTGCCCAGCCTGAAGGCGTCATGAACTGGTGGCCGACCGAGACTCGGAGCGAGCGCCCGTCCTCGGTGGTTAGGCGATAGAGGTCTAGCTCGCCGCGGCTGACATAGACGACCGGGAAGTAGTCGTAGCAGCCACGCTCCTCCGAGAACGACCAGAGCAGGTCACCGACCTGGACATCACCGGCGAGCTTCCACGTCTTGTCCCAGAGCTGGACCGGGGTCTCGGGCACCGGACAACCGATCGGGTCCGATGATGAGTCACCGCCACCACCCGAGCCTGTCGAACCACCGAGCGAGTAGGCACCGGCCGTCATCAGGCCGCCCGCTGTGTTCGTTGACTGGAAGTCACGAGTCGGCGAGTAGCCGTAGACGTTGTGCAGCTTGACCCGGAGGTAGCCGTTCCAGTTGTTGGGAGCCGCGCTGTAGACGTATTGGTTGCTGTCCGTGTGCTTGTGGTACGTGTACGTGACCTTTGTCGCGTTCTCCACGGAGACGAACGAGGCGGTCTGGTACTTCCGGTCCGGGATCGGGATGAAGACGGTGCCCATGTTGTTCGGCGCGCTGTTGTAGACAGTGACCTCGAGGTAGCGGAGGCCATCGAAGCCGTCCGAGCTGGACCGCGGCCAGAGCACGAAGTCCCAGGTGGCCTGGTTGTGGAGGACGCCTCCGTCCCAGAGCCCGCCACGCTGGTAGATCGCGAGACGGTCACCGTTGGTCGCATCGTAGAGGACGGGAGATCCACGGCTCTCGCCACGGTAGAACGAGGCGCCTTTGGTCGTATCGAAGTCGATGGCGTTGACCGACCGGACCGCCACCTCATCGAGCAGCCACTTACCGATGTAGGCGCCGCCGGGGGCGATCCGCATCGGCGTCGTGGATCCGATGAACATCTTCGAACCTGAGACGGCGTAGTAGCCGTTCGTGCCCGCGGGATAGATGACGCCGTAGGCCTCCTGGTAGTTGCTCGTCTTGATCGTGTCCGCCGCCAGGTGGCTCGCCGTGATCGTACCGGCAGCGATCTCGGTGCCGCTGATCGAACCGGCCCTGATGTGATCGCCAGTCAGGGTCCCGACAGCCACGTGAGTGCCGGAGATGGTCTGGGCCTGAAGATGAGTGCCCTGGATCGTCTGGGCTGCGATGTGCTGAGCCTTGATGGCGCCAGAAACGATCAACGTCGCATCCGCGACACGTTCAATGTTGAAGTCAGTATACCAGGACTGACCTACGTACGCGACGCGATCCGCCCACGGTCCGAACCTCAAACCAGCGATATTCGCCGGCACGGTGTACGTACCCGTCACATACTGCCATCCGGCGGCATAGGTCGCCGCCTCGCCTATACCGTTCTGTCCCGGCCAGACCCACCCGGAAACATCCTGGCCGTCTGCACCGACAGCGTACCCCACGATTCCCAGTCTGGCCGTTCCACCCGTACCAGCACGATTGACCCATCCGGACGCTTTATACGTCTCACCCGGCTGGACAGGGAACACCATCGTAGAGATGTTGTCACGAGCACTGAACTCAGAGGCATACGGCTTCGGACAACCAACCGGAACTGCGGCGTTTGAACTTGGCAACCGTCTTAAGAAGCCTGCCCAACCAGTGAGACCTGTTTCAAATGATGGATCAAGATTGAGTGATTTCGGAGCGATCAAGAGATGCTGCGCTTGGATAGTGCCTGCCTGGATGTGCTCGCCAGTCAGGGTGCCGAAAGCGAGATGGGTGCCACTGATCGTCTGAGCCTGGATGTGCGTGCCCTGGATCGTCGAACCGGAGATGTTCTGGCCGGTGATGGTGTTGGCGGCGATGTTCGTTCCGCTGATCGTGTTGGCGGCGATCTCCGAACCAGAGATGGTCCCAGCCTTGATGTTGTCGCCAGTCAGAGTGCCGAAAGCGATGTTCGAACCGCTGATCGTGTTGGCTTTGATCCGATCACCGGTGATCGTAGAGCCGCTGATATTGTTCGCGGTGATCGTGTTGGCGGCGATGTTCTGGCCGGTGATGGTGTTGGCTGCGATCTCAGAACCAGAGATGGTGCCCGCCTGGATGTGGTCGCCGACCAGGGTGCTGAAGGCGATGTGAGATCCGCTGATCGTCTGGGCCTTGATGTGCGAGCCCTGGATCGTCGAGGCAGACAGGTGCGTTCCCTGGATCGTGGCCGCGACAATCCTCGAACCAGAGATCGAGCCAGCCACGATCTCACGTGAGGTGATGGCGTCCGCATTGATCTTACCGGCGGTCACAGCGTTGGCGATGATCTGCTGGGCGCCGATGGCGTTGGCGCTGATACGGTCCTGAGTGATCGAGGCGCTGACGATCTTCGTTGCTGAGAGTGTGCCGTCAGCCAGGTTCGATGCGGCGAGCTCGCTCAGCCAGATGTTGGCCAGGTACGTCCTGCTGGCGACACCAGCCGTGTCTCGGTTGAGCAGGAACAGGAGCTTCATGTAGGCGGAACCGGGCGGGAACATGTTGCTCACGCTGTTGCCGCTCAGGTCGGTTCCGCCGACGGTGCCACGGTATGCAGTCCACACGGACGGAACGGTCACGTTCGATGCCGCGAAGTACTTGTATCCGGAGGTGTTGCCGGCACGGCCCTGGGATACGGGAGTGCCGATCGGCCACGCGCCATCAGGAGTATCCGGGTTACCCATGCTCGCCGGGATCGGGTAGCTCAGGGTGATGACGTTGCCGTTGACGCCCGTAGTGCCGTAGAGCGCGCCCGCGCCGAACGTCCAGGCGTAGCGGCTGTATGTGAAGTCTGGGTACTTGTAGCCGAAGCTGTTCTTGTATCCCCAGATGATCAACCCGCGGTTGTACTGACTCGCATCATTTGTCCAACCAGAACCATCCGTGAGCGTGACCGTGGTGTCGCCTGGCTTAAGAGGTGCAGCCAGGGTCGTGTTAGAGGCAGGGAAGTGGCCGCACGTCCAGGCGTAGCACTGGAGTTTGTCGATATCGAAGAAGACGCCGCCAGCGAACGCCCTGCTCGCCGTAGCTGCGGTCTCAACCATGGCTGAGAAGCGAAGCTCGTAGGTCTTGCTCGGTTCGACCGGTAGTACCTCGTCGTTGCGCTTCTCGGTGCTGAGCGTATCCGTGTAGAAGCTGCCCACACCACCGTTCGCCTGGGCGCCCGTGAACGTGAAGCCAGAAAAGTTGTAGTTGGTGCCGAGCAGGCTCGTCCCGTTAGCGATCAGGTTCATTCCCCGGCTCTGGACGTAATCCTTCGTCCACGAGGAGGAGGCGAACGCAGCATCCGCCTGAGCGAATGCGTCTGATGCCGAAGCCTGGGCGGTGAAGGCGTTCTGGATGGCCAGCGAGGCAGAGGCCTGGGATGCGGAAGCAGCGGCCTGGGCGGCCGAGGCTGAGGAGAAGGCAAGGCTGGCCGTAGCCTGCGCAGCCGAGGCTGCTGTCTGGGCGGCCGATGCTGAGGTGAACGCCCACGATGCGGTGGTCTGCGCACGTGAGGCCGAGAGCTGGGCGTTGCTGGCCGACGTGAATGCCAGGGAAGCTGTAGCCTGTGAGGCGGAGGCGGCAGACTGGGCGGCCGAGGCTGACGTGAAGGCCCGGCTCGCCGATGTCTGTGCTGCCGATGCACTCTGGAAAGCGAGGGTGGCCGAGGCCTGAGCGATCGAGGCACTGTTCATCGCCCAGCTCGCCGTGGTGAAGGCGCTGTTCGCCGTGTTGTAGGCGAGGGTGGCCGAGGTCTGTGCCACGGCCGCCGAGGCGGACGCAGCGCTCGCCGTGACCGAGACGTTCTCCACGACCAGTGGAGCGTAGAGTCTGATCAGGCCATCGTCGTAGCCGTCGTGGGTCTGCGGGGTCACGTCCACCGAGGCCACGTGCGGCCACTCGATGGCCTCGATGCTGAGGATGCCGTCGTCCTCTTCCTCGATGGACCTGATGCGGACGGTCTGATCGGACAGACCGAACATCGGCTCCGTCAGACCGACGAGGTCTCCGGGCTCGAGAGCGTCCCAGCGTGGACCGACACGGAACCTGTACTTGTTTCGACGGGTGATGGAGCGCTGGGCCATGAGGCCGCTGAGCGTCATCACCTGCTTCGGGTTCTTGATCCACGAGCTGGTGGTGGTCGGGGCACGACGCTGACCGTAGGTGGCCTGGTGACCAGCGTCGGGCAGCGAGTAGGTGCCGGCCGAGCCGTTGGCGTCGTTGTTCTCGATGCTGATCGGGAACTCGTTGAAGACCTCATCCTCTGGGATACGGATCACCGTGACCGGGTCCTCACCCTCCGTGACGATCAGCTCGTTCTGGTCGATGGTGAGGCTCTTGGTCGGCGGCGTGTACGAGCCCGTGGCGAAGGTGCCGTTGGGGATGACCTTCAGTCCACCGTTCGACCAGACGATCGTGCTGTCAGTGTCACGCATCAGCTCGTCGATGAGCTTGTCGACGCTCGTGGACTCGTTGATGGCCCGGTCCACGTGGGTGAACCCCATGGCATCGCAGTAGGCCCGGTAGGAACCTGTCTGGACCGCCGAGGCTGGGATGCTGGAACCGGAGACGACCAGGTCCACCAGCACGTCCGCCGGGTGGCTGAGCGTGCCGATGACGCCGAACTCGATTCGAGGGATCTTGCCCTCGGGCGTGCCGAACATGTTGGAACGGAACTGGGCGGTGCCGGCGAAGGTCGGACCGGGACCGGAGCCGTAGGTGACGAAGCTGCACGTCGGGGCGGTGCTGCCCGAGATGACCTCGTACCAGCCGCCCTCACCGACCAGGTGGAAGAGCTGGAGGAGGTCGCCATCACGGTAGGCGTTGATGATGCCGGCGACCGGAGCCTCGCAGATGGCCCAGACCATAGCGAGCGTCTGTCCCTTGTAGTTGCCGCTGTAGAGCGTCGGGACCTGGCCTGAGGCGGACAGGTACGCAGCCGTCCTCCCGGAGGAGTGGATCGCCCGGGCGGTGACCCGGGCGTTGCCGTACACCTTCGCCAACGGCTCGCCGAGCCTGGTCTGTGGGGGCAGGGCCGGCTTCGGTGGGATGTATGGCGGGTGTTGGTCCTCGCTTCCGGCGGCCGGCCTGTCCTGATCGATCCTTGTGGCCATCTGTTAGGTTCCTGCGTCTGAGCTCGGGGCGAACGGGAACCCTCCGAACCGAGCGATGTTTGAGAACGTGCCGCTGCACTTGAGCAGCGTGTGGTCGCAGCCACGGCGGAGGACCAGACCGGTGCCCGAGGGTGGAACTTGGGGCAGGGCAGGGGTGATCTCTACGGCCGTGATCCCGGTGGCGACCTGGGAGTTGGAGACGATCGTCCGGGTGCTACCGCTCATCGGCCCAGACGTGATGGAGACGGTCCCGATCTTCAGGTCGTTCGTGGTGAACGTGGAGGAACCGACCCGGAGGACGGTCGTGGTCGAACCGGAGGAGGCCACACGACTGAAGGTGTGCGGGGTCATGTTCACCTGGCACCAGCCGTCGCCGAGGACGTAGGGACACGAGACCTGGACGATGCGTGGCGGGAACGCCCTCGACATCGAGGCGATCAGGGACTTCACCGTCAGCTCGATCCTCGTGGAGCCGGGTTCGACGTTGACGATCCGTCCGTCGAAGTCCGTGACCATGCCGGCCAGGTTTCCCCAGCTCCCGGAGAAGTACGCCCGCTGCACCAGGACCCGGACGTCATCGAACGAGCCCTGGAGCGCAGCCTGAAGCATCGGGGTGCCAGCCAGAGTGCCGCTGCCCGGGACTACCGTGAGGCCGATCGTGTCGACCTCGAGCCCGGTCTTCGTCCGGGACTTGCCCTTCGAGACTCCCGGGCCAGCGCATGACCAGGTGGTCGAGCCAGACACGACATCAACGTCTGCCGAGGTCCACCGCTGCGTCCCCTCCCGGAACTCGAACGTGAACAGCTCCGCCACGAGGTGGTTGTCGGTCCCGTAGAGCGTAGAGTCGAGCTGGGTGCTGGTGGGCTTCATCCTGGGCCTCTCCGATTCACTCCGATGTGACGGAGCGTGTACCCCATAGGTATAGGTGGCCGGAGGTTTTGGGCCTCTCCGACGTCATCCTGGGTGATCGGGTCACTTCACCGAGATGACCGTGGCCTCTGCCTCCCAGATGCCCGGGACGATCCGGTGGAGTTTGAGGGAGTCCTGTACGAAGCGGACTCGAACCTGAGAACCAGAGTACGGGTCGTTCATGAGGAACGAGTCCCAGCTGCCGAGGTGGTCATCGAAGAACTTCTGGACCGTGGCCACCTCGGAGTACGCAGCCCACGGGGCCGGGGCCATCACGTCTGTACGGAGGACGTTCCAGCGGAGCTGGTAGCGGTACCTGGGAGTGGACCAGTAGGCGGCCCGTTGTTCCTTGCCACCGGCAGTCTCGAAGACGCTGCTCCGGTAGATTGTCTCTCGCTCGACCTCTACGTCCAGACCAGGAAGCTCTGGGAATACGCTGTTTGACATCGCTTAGAACCTCCCGTCCTTGGACGCCTCGTTCAGGACCCTGATCAGCTGGCCGTCGTTGCTCTTCAGGGCCGAGTAGAACGACTTCGTGTCGATGGCGTTGATGACGTAGGTGTTCTGCGTCGTCCTTCCGCCGAGCTGGTTGTTCGGCACGATCTTCCCGCTCATCGAGGGGACGAACAGCTCAGGGCCGATCTCACCGACGATGTACGGCTGACCAGCCATGACAGGTCCGCCGGCCGCTCTCATCTGAGGGACTGAGGCGATCGTGCTGATGATGGCCGCCGCCGATGCAGCGATGTTCAACCAGGCGAACGGTCCGGCCGTGGCGCTCATGGCGATGGCGAGCTGCATGGCCTGCTGGATGAGCTTGCCGAGGGTGGCCGTCATCTTCCCGGTTGAGCCACCGATGGCATCGCCGAAGGAACCGAGCGTATCGGCGATCGTGGCGCCGACCATCTGGGTGGTCTCGAGCTGCTTGTTGAAGGCGTCCATCTCCTTGGACGCGTCCTTCGCCTTGCCCTCGTTGAACTTCTTGTTGGACTGGGCGAGGACGCTGCCCTCGTTGTCGCCGCCCGCGAAGATGGGACTCTTGCCGTAGAGGCTCTCGTTGCCCTTCTCGGCCTCTTTCCGATAGTCGTCACCGATCTGCTTGGCGGTGATGGCGCCCTCGAGCTGAAGCTCTCCGGTGATGTCACGCCGCATGCCGGCGTCGCCACCCTCCGGCGCCTGGCCGAGCGCGATCGCGTCAGCCTTCACCTTGGCTTCGGCGGCTACCTTCGCCGCCTCCTGGGCCTTCTTGAGGGCGTCCTCGGCGGCCTTCGTGGCTGCCTTGCCGGCCGCCTCACGGGCCTTGCCGACATCTATCTCGGTCCTCTTCGTGACCAAGCCGAGATCCTCGATCGCCTTGGCCTCGGCATCCTTCAGTCTCTTGTACTGCTCGACATCGTCGTCGGAACCAAAGACCTGACCTTTAACTCCGAAGACGACCTTCCGTTGGTCCTCCATGGCCTGTCTGGCGGCGGAGGCCTTGGCGACCTCAGCTGCCGCCTTCTCCTGGGCCACGGCGGCCTTCTCACGGGCGACGCCGTAGTCGCCGCCAGACATCTCGGCCATGAGCAGACGGATGGCGGTGCGGTTGTCCTCGATCTGCTTCCCGAGGTCGGCCTGCCACTTCTTCGTCTCCTCGGCGGCCCTCTTGGCCGCAGCACCAGCCTCCTGGAAGTGGTTGACCAGGAGCTGGACGCCAGCCAGGGCAATGCCCATCGGACCGCCGGCGGCGAGACCGCCGAGCATCGTTCCGAGCATCTTCCCTGTGGTGGATGAGGTGTTGCCGAGGACTTGGATGACACCGCCGAACTTCGAGGCGCCCTCCTTGGCTCTGTTCAGAGACTCACCGAGGTTCTTGGTCGCCTTGCCGACGTTATCGAGGCCACGAAGCGCGCCGGTTCCCTCGAACAGAAACTTTAGAATTAGGGGTTCGGCCATGAATCACTTGCCTCCAAACGTCTGCGCCAGCTTCCTCAGCCCCTCCTTGCTGGCACGCTTCGGCTTCTCCTTCTTCACGCCGAGATAGATGGCCGCCAGCATGTTCAGAGGTGGCGTGTCCTCCCACTGGTGGTAGATGTCGTCCACATCGAACAGCGTCAGCCGATCGATGGCGTCGTATGTCCACCCGAGCTCAGTGGCGAGCTGGGCGTAGAGGCCCCTCAGCGACTTCAGCGTGAGGGGCTCTCCACGTTTGGGCTTTTCGACACCGGGGCGGACAACGCTGCTGCGAGGATGTAGGGGATCTCGGGGAGCGAGATGTTGTCCTCGATCCACCCGCTGTCGATCTCAGGGTAGTTCTGCTGGATCGCGCAGGTGATCGCCTCGATCACGGCCTCGAGCTGCTCGGCGCTCATGGCCCCGTCGCTGCGAAGCGAGAGCAGCACGGGCAGGTAGCCCTTGGTACTGAGACGCTTCATCGACTTGAGGTTGAGCGGGGGGACCTCTAGCTGCTTGCCGCCGATCTTCAGGAGAGTCCCGTCATAGTTGACTGTCATCTGGGGCCCTCACTTATTCGACGAAGATCTTGAACACGTCGCCCGAGGCGTTCGCCTGGCAGGAGAAGTTCAGGTTCTCCACCGCGAAGTCCTCGTTCTTGAAGCTCATGTCGAGCGACGGGATCGTGACCGCCAGAAACTCCATGCCGAGCGTCTCGCCGTCCCACTCCTCCTGGAGGAATGCGGTGTAGACGGGCTGGGTTCCCATGTCCTGGTTCTTGACCGTGATGGTCTCACCGCTGCCGGTCGTGTAGCGGTAGCTGACGGTCACCGTTCCGGACTGGGAGGCGTTGAAGCCGTACTTGCCCGCCGTGACGGTGTAGGAACCGAGAGCAGGGGTCGAGCCGGTCACGGTCATCGTGTTGCCTTCGGCATCGAGGACGCCGAGGTCAGCCGTGAACGTGGCGGACTGTGTACCGGTCACGGCGGCCAGGGCGATGGTCAGCGACTCTTCTTTGATGAGGGTGCGACCGGCCGAGCTGGTGCCGCCGAAGACGTTCTTGAGCAGCTTGCCATCGATCGAGGCAAAGCCAGCCTTGCCGCTGATCTTCTTGCCGGTGGCCGCCACCGCGATCGGCCACTGCTTGGAGCCCATCAGCTCCTTGGTGGATCCCTCGAAGTTGACTGAGACGTCCTGCAGGACGCCGACCTGGTAGCTCTGACCGGTCGAGTCCTTCACGTACAGCTTGCCGCTGCCAAATAGAATCGAGCTCATTGATATGTTTCTCCTATCGGAACTCCTTTGAAAGAGTTGGTCACCGCTTCAGTAGGCAGCGGCATGCCTGTATTACTTAGGACGGGACGACCAATTCGACCGAGATGATGGCAACTCCCTGCGCCCCATCCCCGAGGCCGCCGCCGTACTCGATCCCGGTCAGACGAGCGGAGGCCACCGCCTTGCCCAGAGTCGTGTTCCCCTTGGCATGCGCCAGAGGGTCGGCGGCCTTCCGTTCCAGGGCGGTCTCGATCTGATGGACGATGCCGTTCAACGTCGGCATGGGGCCCTCGTCAGCGTCCTTGTAGACGTAGACGTAGACCTCGGCCCGGACCGTCTGCTTGCTCGGCATGCCCGTGGTCGAGACCGACTCGACGCTGGACTGGTGCACGAACATGGCCGGCTGTTCGCTCGGATCGGTGCTCTCGAAGCTCTTGAGCCGTCGACTGATGGTGGTCAGGCCGGTGACCGAGCCCGATAGCCGGGCATATAGCGCTGCGTAGATGTCTTCCTTGTTGGTGGCCATCAGCGGTCCCCCTTCCTGATCGCGTCATCGATCGCCTGCTTCACGTTCCGCATGACGGTCGCTTCGAGCGTGTTGACGACCGGGGTCGCCCAGGGCTTGGCCGCGATCTGCTTCCCCTTCCGGTTGAAGCCGTAGTTCCAGAAACGTCCGATGAAGTAGCGGGAGCCCGCCTTGGCGAAGACCTCCCACTTCCTGGCCCTGACGGTGGCTTTGATCGTGGAGGCCAGACCTCCCGTCTTCCGATGAAGCACGGCCCCGCTGACGTTCGCCATCATCCGGGCCTTGGCGTCACGCATGTCCTTGCGGAGGGCGTTACGCACCGACAGCCTGATCTCGTCAGGGATCCGGGTGCTGTACTTCACGGCCAGCCGGTTGGCGTTCTCCAGTCTCAGTTCATCAGCCACGCTCGATCACTCTCCGTCACTTCGGAGCCCCTCTGCTCGCTGGCCCCTTGTCCCCTATGGCCTGGGGACCAAAACCCTTCGGCGGGCCTCGGAGGGCCCTCAGAACTCACAGGCAGGGGATCCGCCTGTATGCATCTAGTACTGCCAGTACGGAAAGCGGCACGACCGCGGGAAGGAACGACACCGACTGGCCCGCCATGGACTCGCTGGTCTTGCCGATCCGGGTCCGGTCTCGGTACTTGAGTCCGGCCATTTCGATCACTGCCTGCTTGATATCGAACGGTACGACTGGGTAACCGCACGTATATGAGATCTGTACGTTGCCATCGCCCAGCGTGAACCGGTGACCGCGTAATCTGAGATGACCATCGTGGAAATACCAGCCGTCGACGGATAGTCCGACACTCTCGGCGATGGACTGCTCGTCGATAGCCACTGACACGATACTTACGACGGGACGTTCACGAAGCGTCATGAGCTTCCCTCCGTCTCCGTCTCGAATCTCAGTCTTCAGACGGTACCGGAAGTCAACCCCTGTGTACGATTCAACGAAAGTGCTGGCGGCGGCGATCAACGTCGTGATTAGGGCGTCATCGTTGGTATGTGTGATATCGAGGTAAGCCTTCAGCTCGTCAACATCGGCCAACGGTGGTGACACGAGACCTATGCTCTGGAACGGCGCGCTCGGTGACGACAAGATGCCGAGCTGGTTGACGACCGTCACTCTGTACCAAGTAGATAACGAACCATTTTGGTCTGTGTATTCGTACAGGCCTAGTGTCGTATTGAAGTATGAGCCAGTCAGGCTCTCTGAAACATGTACGATAGACGTCCATGGACCGATAGCTTCTGGTCCTGATTCGACATTGTAATAATCAATGTCTGTGTCTGATGATGGCGACCAACGAATCTGCACTGCCATTAGATTAAGATCTCCTGTCTATTCAGTTTCGAAGGGTCACATCAACTCCCACTAGACCAGCACCAGCGGCAGCCACTTGGCCCGTAATCCGTCCCCCAGCAGATGCGAAATGACCTCTGAATTCTGCACCGGCGACTCGGATAGAAGCCGGCGGCAGCTGCAGGACGACTCTGATCGGAGCTACGGCACTCACTAGGTTGATCGACGGCAAAGGAAGATTGACTGTCGTCGTAATACTTAGGGCGGTGACAGCAGAAACCGCCTCAACTGGTGTAATCTCTGGTGCCACGTTGACCCCGGCCGATATGTCTGTGACCAAGATCGTAGCCGTGACAGCAGGAAGCACGACAGCGGCATCGGCGACCCCGGTCGCCGAGATGACACCCAATCCTGTGGTTCCTTCAGCTGCTAAGAGCGCCGTTGAAGCCTCGCCCGTGCTCGCTGCACCGACGACTGTCGTCTCTGGGTTCCAGATTAGAAATGCGTCTCCAGAGTCGAAACTGTACGCCTGTGGGTCAATCTTGAACGCGGGCTGGCTTATCTTGGCTGATGTCTTCAGGGTGAGTTTGTACCAGCCGTCTCCTACGGCTACCATGGTAGGAGACTCGCTGTAGTTCCAGCCTGAGTACGTCCAGTCACCGGTGACGAGATCGAAGCGTGCCCAAGCGTTTGTAGACCCGATGATCAGCCGTCCGTTCCAGGATCCAGTAGAGACCAGTTTCGCGTAGACCGTCCAACGGATCTCGGTCGAAGGCGGCGAGACCAGGGTAGCTACCGTGGTAGCGATGCCTCCGTATATAGTCCCGCGGCCACGAAATTCAGTGGCTGTATTGGTGCCGTTGGGCGCGAGTTGGCCTGGCGTTATGGTCGTGCTTGACGTAGTCCAGACCGTCGTATCGGTGAAGTCCTGTCCAGCGACGATGTTCTGACTGCGAAGTTCTATGCTCGTCGAAACGGGTGAGAGCGAAGCAGATACGTTTGTCGAAGCGTCGGCGTCTGAGACAAAGACAGGTGTGACCCAGTAGTTCGCCTGCGCGGCTGATGTATTGCTAAACGATGAACCGGTGTTACCGGCTCCCGAATAGCTGTACATGCCGTTTGGGTATGGGTTGCCATCGACACAAGCCGCAAGGCTGCCTGTGATCCTAGGATCTGTGAGGAAGTAGCCCGTGGTGCGTGAATAATCGAAACCAGTCGCCCCAGAACCAGTCTTCACTGTGTATGAAGCGCGATACCAAGTTCCTGATGTTATATGGACGGGCGAAGAGAAGTCGGTGCCGATCCAAGCACCGCTAGCATTCGGTGGGTTTACTGTCTCTGCGAGCTTCGTGCCGTTGATGGACCACAATGTGAGGTGTGTGGTCTCACTCGTGGAGTTGGTAGATTTCCAGTGTCTGACCCCTGTGACGTTACCGTCACGGTTCGCCTGAAACGTGACGCCGAGCGTGATGCGACCCGACGCCTCGTATGTGTCGTTGAGCCTGTCTGATGCCGCAGGCGTTGTGTCCAACGACCAGAGTGTTTCCACGAGATTGCCTCAGACGTAGTCTATTAGCTGAGCTTGATCAGACCGCCGGCCCCGCCAGACGGGATCTGAACTGTAAAAGCGCCGTTCGTTGAGGTGATAGTCCCACCAAACGAGAACGTAGCTAGAGCGGGCTTACCGCTCGCTGAGTCGTTGTAGATGATTCCGCCTACCGCAGAGATTGAGGAGCTTGCCCACGTGACGTCAGACCAGTCCATGGACGCAGTACCGGATACGAGCGAGTAGGCTAGGCCTGTGAGCGTCGCCCCGCCGGTCGTGTATCCGTTGCCGTTCGCCACCTCGTCGCCGGTCGTGCTCGTGTAACTCGTCGTGCCAGCACCGTACGTACCTGTCATCGTCGGCTTGAGAAGCGCGAGCTTGTACGTGTGGGTCGGCAAGTGCGTCCCTGATAGGAACTCCCTCTTCGCCGATTCGCAGAATGCTGTCGTGATTGCCATCGCAATGTTCTCCATTTGATCGCTAGATTCAAGAGAGCCCAGGACCCGTAGAAGAGTCCTGGGCTCGTTGGATCAGCGATTACCGGGCCGCGAGGCGCACGTAGTACGACTGCGTCGAGGCATCCGGCAGCGTGATGACCGACTGGCGGCGGGTGTCACCACCGAGGCGGATGTAGAAGCGGAACGCCTGGACCACCTGGTCGAACCAGAAGTGGATCGAGTTGTCGGCCTGGAGACCGGCCTTGGTGACCGCCCAGTACTTCGAGAGGTCCACGAAGGAGACGTCGCCAGCTGCGCCGAGAGCGGGGGCGTTCGGGAGCACGATCACCGGACGACCGAGCAGCGTGCTGAAGGGGCTGTTCGCCATCGATCCACCCGGCACGAAGGCAGGGGTCGTGGTGCCGCTGATGACCATGCCGTAGAGCTGGGACTCGACGTTCGGGTTCACCACCCAGACAGCGTTGCCACGCGAGGCCTGGGGCATCGCGAAGTACATGTCCTTGATGTTGCCCGCCGTGACGGTGCCGGCGACCTGGCCAGAGCCGGAGGCGACGGTCTTGAGAGCCGAGGACGAGAGGAAGCCTTTCGCCTGGCCCGAGCCGGTGCCCTTCAGGATGGCGTCGTTGACCTTGTAGATCAGCGCCTCACCGACGAGCTGGTTGATGTAGGCCGAGAACGCGGAGTTGTCCTGCAGGAGCTCCTCGGAGGCCGGGACGATCACGCCGAGCTTGTGGGCCGTGAGGGTCAGGCTGGACTGGGCCGGCTTCACCTGATCAAGGGCGACGCCCTCGGTCTTGTAGGAGAGGTTGCCCGTGCCGGAGAACGGGGCCCACGGCATGGTGTCGTCGACCGGGATCACGATCGAGTTCTGGGTGAGCGGGACCTTCGTGCAGAACGAGAGCAGCGAGTTCTGGCCGTAGAGGTCCTTCTCGATGTTGGTGCGGAACTCGCCGGGAACCATCACGCCACCATCGGCGTCGGTCGCCTCGTTGGCGAAGGTGGACAGGGCGTTCATCACCCGGTCGTTGGCCTGGCCACGAGCCTTGGCGCGGACGGCGTTCGCCATCTCACCCAGGTTCTTGAAGGCCTTCTCGTTGCTGGTGATGTGCAGGGCCGGACGGACCTCGAGGGTCGTCTTGCGGACCGGCTGGGCCATCGCGGCCTTGTTCGCCACGACGGACTCGCGGAGCTTCACTTCACGCTGAAGCTCCTGGTTCTCGGCCTGGAGCTTCTCGATCTCATCAGCTTCCTGGGCCGTGAAGGTGCGTTCTACAGCGCTCTCGTTGAGAGCGGAAAGACGGGCGTCGATCTCCTGGATGCGGGCCCGAACGGTTTCAAGAATAGACATCTTCTTTTCCTCGGTTATCTCCTTTCGCTAGAGGTGAACCTCAATCGCGAAAGCTTCTTGGTTTGTTCGGCCCATCGAGAGCCGACTGCTACTGACCGGCTGGCCGGTCATTTCTTCTGCGCGATCCTCGCGTTGAGGCGCGCGTAGTCCATCTTCGAGAGCCTCTTCGGCTCAGTGATCTTGTTCTCAGCCCCCGGGGTCTGGATCCGATCGACCCGGTCAGCGAGACCGTTGGCCACCGCCTCGTCGGCGTTGAACCAGGTCTCCTCGCTCTTGACCCACTCGTCGACCTTCTCGGGAGACTGCTTCGTCCGAGATACATAGATCTCGGCGATAGAATTGGTGATCAATTCGAGTTTATCCGCGGCCTCACGAAGTTTGGCCGGGTTGCCCATCACACCAGACCAGGCACCGTGCACCATCACCTGGCTGCCGACTCCCATGATCCGCTCGTCGGCGGCCATCAGGATCACGGATGCGGCCGAGGCGGCCAGGCCATCCACGTATGCGGTCTTGTGGCCGGGGTAACGGGCGAGGATGTTAAAGATCGAGACGCCCTCGTGAGCGTCGCCACCGTCGCTGGAGATGAAGATGTCGAGCGGTCCCTTCTTCCCGCTCAGCGCATCGGCGATGTCCTGGGAGCCGAAGCCACCGAACACCCGGCCGACATCGCCGTAGAGGTACAGCTGGACCCGCTCGTTCTTCATCTGCACCAGACCCTCTGGCTTCAGGGCTCGATGCTCGGCGGCGCTGAGCCGCACAGGCTGGATGATTTTCATGACTGGTCCCCCAGCAGCTGCACCGTCAGGGCGGCCGCCACTTCGTTGATGTCTCCTGACTCGACGGCTTCGATCGCCACCAGATAGAGGTTGTTCAGCTCCTCTCCCTTCACGGGGAAGAGGTCATCGGAGCCATGCAACTCTCGGAGCGCCCTGGCGCGAAGCTCCTGTCTGGACTGCTCTAGCTTCTGGCCGAGGACGCCGTTCGTGTTGGTCCGCCTGAGATCGGTCTCCCGAGCCTGGAGCCGCTTCACGTGACGCTCGAGCCGGTCCTGGAGCAGACGGTTGACGGCCTTCATGGCCATCTCATCACCGGCATGTTCTGAGGGGCCTGCGTCCTCGTCGGAGGGATCCGTCTCCTCAGCCAAGGGGTCCACACCATCCGCGGGCTCGGGTGCCTCGGAGGGCTTGCCGTCATATCTGTCGCCGTCCGGGATGTCGTTCATGTTCAGTGAGTCACGCCACTCGTTCTTCGAGAGGATCCCGTTCCTGAACAAGACCTCCTTCTCTTGGGCGTTGGTCAGGGCGTCCGCCTCGGCGAGCCACGTGAGGTCCATCTCGACGTAGCGCCACGGCTTCCGCTGGGGCAGGAGCTTGAAGGTCGCCTCCTGGTCGAGGCGTTTGGTCCATGCGCGCAGCGTGTGGCGGGTGAAGGTGAGGCCAAGCTCGGAGAGGTTCCGGCCGTAACCCTGGCTGGCGATGGAGACGCCAACGAGGTGAGGTGGGACGCCGAAGAAGCGGAGGACCTCTTCCACCGAGAACTGGCGGGAGGGGATGACCTGGGCGTCGGTGGCCTTCACCTCAGAGGAGACGACCTCGACGCCGCCCGGCGCGATCACCGGCTTGAACGCCTTGCCAGCGCCGCCGCGTGACGCCTCCCAGGAGCGCATCAGGCTGGCCTCCTCATCTGGCTTCAGCGGGCGGGGGACCTTCATGATCACGCCCGGCTGGCCCATGTTGGCGAAGTAGGCCAACGAGAACTGTTCTGCGGCATGGGCGGAGGCGACCGCCTTGGCGGCCCGTCCGAGGATCGAGTCGCCCATCAGGCCATCGACGGAGGCGAGCGCACGGAGGTGGAAGACCTCGTCCTGCTCAAGCCTGACCTGGCCGCCCTGGTACTGCGAATAGACGTAGTAGAGCTTGCCGTCAGGATCACGGGCCACCTGGACCCGCTCAGACGGGAGCACCTGAAGCTCGATCACTCGGCCGGCACGGTCGCGGACGATCTCCGCGTAACCGTTACCGTGGACGATGGTCTGGACGATCAGCGCCTCACGGAACGACTGGGCAGTCGTGTCTGGGTTCGGCCTGACGTTGAGGAGCCAGTGAAGCGGATCGTCTGGAAGCAGGATCCGCTTCCGTCCCTCCAGCTGGTAGACGTCCCAAGGGCTGGACGCGATCGCCTCGGCGATGACCCTGACGCATGCGAAGACCGCCGAAAGTGACAGCTGGTCGGCGGTCGACAGACGCAGGACCGGGGCAACCATCCCGTTCGCATAGAACGAGGGATAGGTTGACCTTGGATCGGCCGGTTGCGTCCTGTTGAAAAGACGTGTCCAAATGCTCATGTTCTTAGCGCGCTCCTCATATCTAGGCGCGACTTTGGTTTTCAGGCCGATCGCCCAACAATCTGAATAGCAATGGTCCGTCGAATTGTTCCGAAGCTGCGTCCTGCGCCAACGCCATGGCCGTGAACAGAGCCGTGGCGGCGTCAATCTTTGCCGTCGGTGAGGAGCGGTCGGGCGTGATCAGTCCGCCACGGTTCTTGAACGCCACCACGTTGCCGATCTGCCAGGAGACGGCCGGGTTGCCGGTGTGGACGAGCCGCTTCTCGAGCACCGCCGATTCGGTCTCGGTCATCGGACGGTTCATGTTCACGGGGTTGGTGCGGACCTCGACGGGCTCGATACCCTCCCTCATGAGCACCTGACCGAGGGCCGAGTCACCGAAGGCAGGGTCGAAGCAGACCGTGGATCCCGGGAACATCTCGACGTAGTCAGCCACCGACTCGGCCACCTGGAGCTGGTCAATCGTGTCGCCTGTGTGGATCGTGAGGTGACCGTCGATGCCCCATCCACGGAGCATCCCGGCGTTCTGCATCTGGGCGACAGAGTTCTCGTTGATGTGACAGTCGAAGAAGGCCGTGTACTTCCGTCGGCCCTGCTCGTCGGTGCCGACAAACACGATCGCGATGGCGAAGATGTCGCCCTTGGCGGCCGGGTCCAGACCGATGAACGCCCGCTGTCCCTTGAACTGTTCGAGGCTGAGCTTCTGATCGGCGCAGGCGTCCCACTTCTCGATCGCCATCCACCCCTCGGCGGCGCCGGCCCAGCGGTTCAGGTGGTACATGATGAACTGGCCACGCTGCTGGCTCATGGCCAGGGCGTCACGGGCCAGCTTCTCCAGGTTCCGCTCGTAGACGCTGACACCGAGGTTCGGGTTGGCCATGAGCCAGCCACGTCGATCGGCGATGTCGTCCGTCTCGGCCTGATAGATGACGGTGAACGTCTCCTCGGCCTCGACCTTCCCTTCGAGGATGTCCTTGTTCTGCTGGAAGATGCCGTAGCCGATGGAGCTGGTGTCGAAGCCGCCCGTGCTGAGGGTGAGGAGCAGGGCCTGCTTCCTCTTGACGATGGCTCCCTTGAGTGCGTCCCAGAGGTCAGACCTGAGGACATGCAGCTCATCGAGGATCAGGCAGTTCGGGCGTGATCCGTGCTGGCTGTCGGCGTTGGCGGTCTTCGGCTTGAAGACAGAGCCAGACTTCGTGTTTAGCAGGGAGCTGGCGTTGAGCTCGATCCCGAGCTCTTTGGCGATGTCGAGCTGTGAGCCCACGGCCGCCTCGAGGATCTGTTTGGCGGTCTTCCAGACGTAGTCCGTGCCCTCTTTGCTGAAGGCGTAGGCGAGGACCTCGGCGTTCATCTCGCCGTCCATGAACGCCATGTAGATGCCGATGGGCGCGGCCAAGAACGACTTGCCGTTCCCCTTACCCATCCAGATGTTCGCGACCAGGAAGCGCCTGAGGTCTGTCCGTTTGTCGACCCAACCGAAGAGGTTGGCGACGATGAACACCTGCCAGGGTTCGAGGTGGATCCGCTCGTACCGAGGAACGTCGTTCCTGGGCAGACACTCGATGAAAGTGCAGGCCTTGGCCGCCTTCTTCTGATCGAACTTGAACGGGAAGTCGTCCGACCTCGACCGCTCCAGATCGTTCAGGAACCTCTTACACGCACCGACCGTCAGCTTACAGGCGACGATCTTCCCGTCGATGACTTCTCTGGCGTACTGCTTGGCTATCTTCGAGTAGTCACGCTTGACGGGCTTCTTCGGCATCAATTCATGAGGTCATCAAAGATCCGCTTGAACGCGGAATCCTCGGGCTTCTTGCCCTTGATGCTGACGGTGGATCGAGACTGAGGAGTCAGACCGAACACCGACAGCCACTCCTTCACCGCCCGCTGGGCGGCGATCAGCTCCTTCTGCGTGGCGTCCGGGCTGAGGCGTAGACGCTCGTAGTTGGACCTGACAGAGACAGTCATCACGAAGGCGTCGTAATCCTCGGCGCCATAGACTCCGAGGTGGTCGACGGCCTGCTTCAATCTGAGCCAGATCGTACGCTCTGTGCCATCGAGGCCGGGCTGTGGTGCGGGGACCTCCACGACATCGATCTGAGGTGCGTCAGGTTTCGACCGGTCCTTGCGGAGCGTGCCGGACGCCTTCTTGATCTCGTCTGGTAGGCGGTTAGCCCCGCCCGATCCTTTGCCACCCATAGACTTTGTTCCTCGTTTCGCTGACCGCGCAAGTTTTGACCTGGCGATGGGGGACGGGACCCCCAGGCCCATTATCTTGAGTCACTCACCGAGGCCCTTCGGAGCCCTTCAGAGTGATTGGGATGTTGAGCCATGGTTGCCACCATCCCTTCCGTCCCGCCCTCTCCGATCGTCACTGGTCACTTCGAGCAGCCATCCTCTGCTCTACGGTCGAAGGCTGCTCTCGCTTCCTTCTGCTTCCTGCGCTGGGACGGCTTCGTGTGGTGCCGTCTGTCCAGGTACTGCCTCAAGATCTGACCGTCACGGACCTTCCGACTGAACCGCCGTATCGTCTGCTCTGGGTTCTCATCGCTCCGTGGTTGGACCTGTAGGCCCTTGAACTTCGAGTGGTCGAACTCCCGCCAAATCACCTGATCACTTCCTTCCTCTTGTGTCCGAAACCGCCGTCCTCACGGCACGTTTTAGAATCGTGGCAACGTTTACAAAGCGCCTGAAGGTTGGCTCTATCGAGGAACAACATCAGGTCACCGAGATGAGGAGTGATGTGATCAACGACCGTCGCCTTCTCTCCGCACATCCGGCAGGTAGGTTCCTCTGCCAGCACAACTGCCCTGAGCCGTCTCCATTCAGGCGTACGGTAGAGGGCGTAGCGATCGGCTCGCTTCTCTCTGTTCTGCGCCTGCCTCTGTGCGTAAGCCTCGGCTGCGGCCTGCTGGTGCTGAGGACAGCGTGATGCTCCTCTGACCCGGATCGAGCAGCCTGGGTGCATGCATATTCTGAGGGGAGACAGGGCCACGTTCTAGGTATGGCCCTCGGCAAACTTTCAGCCCTAGCTATATTAATTTCCGTCGGATTCTCGACGAACGGGCAATAGAAAAGCCCTGACTGTCTAGGAGTTCAGTCAGGGCCGATCGAGGACCGATCTGTGAGGGAAGCCTGTATCAGGGCTTCTAGCTATATCTAGTATCTAATCTAGCATTCAGCCTGTATCTGATCTTCTCTTATAGTCTAGTCTTCAGTCTTAAGCTTCTAGCTATTCTATAGTCTATAGCTATAGATTAAGAGCATGCCGGAGGCATAACGGAAATAAGAATAGAGGCGGAACGCAGACAACTCTTTTTTCTTTTTCAGCAGCCTCTCTCAGCAGCCCCCTTGCAGGGAAATAGGCGGCTCAAAAGACTTTGTGACCAATTTTTCTGCTTTTTACTGCTCTTTGTAAAAATTACATGGCTGGAATCATGATCTGATTTCATTCTCTGATTCCTCTGCCCTGTGCCTGATCAGATCGTCCCGCTTCACCCACCAGAACTTCTTGCATGAGCTGCATCTGGCCGCTGCCGCATGCGGGCCAGAGCCCTTGCTCAGGGTCACCTCTACACTCTTGCACTTCGGGCACTGGATCATCGTCGGGTCTCCTCAGGGATACCTAGGACGTCCAGGAACATCCCAACCACTTCCTGACCATTCCTCAGGACCATCGCTCGATCACCCAGGACCCCTCGGCGAGTGACGGAACCGGCAGGCCTATGTCCTGGATGGCCCGGCTGTCAGAGGGCCTCCGATCGTCACCAGTCACTTCGTCACTTTTGCAAAATATTTTGCGTCCTCCAGGGTAAATATCTGTCCGACCTCCTAATTGAGATAGGAGGCGATGGATATGAAACTGAAGGGAGTATGCAACGAGTGCGGAGCAGAGTTCACTTACAGCCGTAGCACGGCGATCGGTCGTCCCAGGTTGATCTGCGATGACTGCCGTGTCCCGGCGCCGGCCCCGACTCTTCGGCAGCTGATCGATGAGATCGCTCAGAGCCAGAGGCGTGTCGAGTCGACGCTGGACCGTCTTGAGAAGCGAGGGGGCAAGTGATGCGCCGGCCGAAGCAGGGCACGAGGGTGGCGTTCCGGTCGCCCGTCAAACACGAGGATCCGTCCAGGGTGAAATCGGTGTGCAAGTCATGCGGACGGACCTTCTACACAGAGGCAGATTTCGAGGTTCCGGTATGTAGTCTCGACTGTCTCAGGAACATGAGAGCTGGTTTGGTAGTCTGGGAGAGTTAATGAGATGGCAAGCAAGAGGATCGATCCGCTGAAGCGGTTCTGGAAGAAGGTACGTATCGACCCGGAGACGGGCTGTTGGATCTGGACAGGGAGTCTGTCCGGTAACGGCTACGGCAGCCTCAACCTCGGCCGTGGGCTATACATTAAGGCACACAGGTTCGCCTACGAGACCTTCGTCGGTCAGATCGCTGAAGGTCTTGAGCTAGCGCATAGCTGCGACGTGAAGCAGTGCTGCAACCCTGCACACCTCAGGGCGACCACTCACGCCGAGAACATCCAAGAGGCCTGGGATCGTAATCTCTGCCCACGTAAGCGGCGCAAGTTCATCGGCAGCGAGAACGCCGAGCGTATCGTGGAGCTGCTCCGGGACACGGACCAGACGTACTACGAGATCGCCGACGCTTTCGGCATCGGCTACCTAACCGTGGTGCACATCAACTCCGGGTTTCACTGGGCCGACGCCCATCCCGAGATTCCCAGGCCGATCCGCAACAGCTACAGGCGTCAGACCGCCTCGACTGCGATGTGAACCGGAGGCTGCATGCGATGCCCTGTCTTCGAGCCTGGGAACGGGAACTTTACACGGCGCATCGGCTGACCCACTGCCGTGAGTGCCTCAGGATCCTGCCCCGCTACCTCGTCAAAGATGGCGTCTGCCACTACTGCCTGAATATCCCGGTGGACGAGGAACGGGTCAGGACCGAGCGCCAAAAGGCGATCGAGATCGGAAGGAAGCTGAAGTCATGAGCGGGAAGCCTGGCCGTAGACGGACCGTCACCGATGAGCAGATCGCCGAGCTTCGGCGTCTGGCTGCCCTCGGGCTGTCGGTCGCCGAGATCGCCGAGCAGGTCCAAGTGTCCAAGGCGGCCGTCTACTACCACATGCCAGGAGTCGCCGTGATGGGCCATCGCAGCCAAGGCCGCCTCAAGAGGCAGGAGGACGATCCCGAGGTGCAGCGCATTGTCGCCGACCTCCTCAGCAAGTGGCGGGCCGAGGGACATAGGTGAAACGCTGAGTAAACTCAGTGATATAATTTACAAATGCGATGGCCTCTTTATTTTTGTGTTGCTATTTAGGATTGACGTTAAACAGGATCTAGGTATGAAAAAAGCCGTTTCTGTTGACGCAGAAACGGCTCATGGACCGGATCGGGGTTGCACCGACATCGCACTACTTGAGAGGCAGGCATGTTGCTGTTGCACCACACAAATGGTGGATGGGGCGGTTCAGATAAGGCGTGGCGGCGGGCCCCTCCACCGAACTTCGAGGGGATAATCATGAGGAAGCTGATTCTCGCCGTACTGTTGATCGCAGCCTGCGGCCCGAGCGCCACGCAGATCGATAAGACCACCGAGACGCACTTCTGGGGCCTGCGGCTGGCGACCGAGAGCCTGGCGAACGCAAAGCGTTCCTGTGAGCTCTCTTCAGAGATGGCCAGCCAGAACAACCCGAGGTCGATCGAGGATCGGGATCGGGCATGCAGCAAGTGGCGCGACGCCGACAAGTCCCTCAGGGACAAGCAGGCTGAGATCGAGACCTACTGCCGGGAGCGCCTCGACTCCTGTGAGCGGGTGAAGCGGCTCCAGGCGATGGCGAGGTAGGTCAGGCCTTGGTCTTGACCCGAGGCACCTGAGAATAACTGGGACGTTAGGTGGCGTAGAGCCTACCTATTAGGTGAACACAAAACATCTCATCTACGCCCTGAAGGACCCCAGAGATGGTCGGGTCCGTTATATCGGACAATCAAGCAGGGGCCTCGATCGTCCCCGTGATCATGCGGCTAGAGCCAGGCTGAACCATGATGCTGGCAAATCTCACTGCTACAGGTGGATCAGACAGCTTCTGAGCCTAGGCTTGCAGTACGAGATCGAAGTCGTTGAGAGCTTTGACGAGAGCCCAGATGTTAAGGAACTACTCGATACAGCGGAGATTCGCTGGATTGCTCTTTACCGACAGCAAGAGCTAGACCTCACGAACAGTTCTGACGGTGGCGGCGGACGCCGCGGCCCGAGGAAAACTCCCGTCTCAGAGGAAACACGGCGGCGTATTTCAGAAGCTAAGAAGGGAACGCCTGCCTGGAACAAGGGTAAGCAGCTCTCTGCTGAATACCGGAAGAAGCTCTCAGAGAATCATCGTGGGATGACCGGCAAGAAGCAGACGGCGGAGACCCGAGCCAAGATCTCCGCCGCTCTACGTCGCAGAGTTACTTCATCCTAGGACGAGGAACCACAGCCCGGGTGGCGTAGAACTTCATCATCGTGTTGTACGAGTGTCCCAGGAAGGCCGACACAGCCTTCGGGTCCTCGCCTGCCTCGACAGCCTTCGTGGCCAGGGTCGCCCGGTACATGCCCGGCGTGAACGGCTTCACCTTCGCATCCTCACAGGCCTTCTTCACCGCCCGGTAGAACATCACTCGGTTGAACGGGCCACGGCCCCGGATGCGGACCGCCACCTCCTCAGCCTCCTCGGTCAGCTCGGTCCGGTGGACCCGGCCCGACTTGTGGATGACCTCGGCCACGTAGATGTCCTTCCCGTTACGCCGAGGGTAGGTGAGGTTGCCGCCGTCGTCCTGGGCGAACCGTTCCAACTCCGAGACATGCCAGCCGGTGGCCTCGAGGAAGACCATCAGGTCCCGGTATTCCTCAGACAGATGCTTCATGACCTTCTGATGTCGGTCGTCCGAGATGACCTTGGGCCGGGTGAGCTGGGCTGGCTTCCCGGGCGGCCTGACCAGAGACTTCGTCGGGTCCTTCTCCACGAGGCCGCTCTTCACGAGCCAAGTCCAGAAGGCGCTGACGACGTTCACCCGCATCCCGCGGTTCGGAGCTTCCTTGAGGGCGAGGTTGAAGTCCTTGAGGTTCGCCTTCGAGATGTCCGAGGGCAGCCGCTCCGCCCACCACTTCAAGTACGACCGGCAGCGTCCGATCCGACCCTCAGAACGACCGCCGGCACGTAGCGTCTCGACGTACGAGTCGATGAGGTCCTGGTCGAGCGTGACCCCGTCCTCGCCTCCGAGCGGCCTGTAGTTGTCTGGGTCCTGCTCCCACCGCTCGTACTCCTTCAGCGCCGCCTTCTCCGTCGAGCACTTCGTGCTGACCGAGTACCGCTTGCCGTTCCGCATCTTGTAGATGTGGAAGACCTTGATTCCAGGGGCCTCCCAGTACCGCCCACCGAGCCATTTCTTGTAGGCCAT